ATTTTGAAAGGAGGCTATTCACATGCCGAAAATTGTGAAACCAAACTTATCAGATTATTTTAATCTGCCTAACACAGGATTGCGGTCATATTTAGAACATGTACGCAATGGACAACCTGATGAATTCAGAACTACCTTTGCTAAAGGTGATTCGTTGGAGAAAGTCCTCGAGGATTGGAGTCCTACTCTCGAAAAGATTGCGGGAGAATGGCCAACTCTCGTAGACTTTGAAAATGACCTAAAATCCAAGGTCGGACCTATGTCAATCATGAAACCGTTGGCTGAACGTATGGATGACGTAGATTCTTACTTTTCCGACATCCTCCTGTCGGGAGTGCCAATTCACCGTGATGCTATTATCATGGTTGAAGAAGAATGGGCACGATTAAGAGGTCTCCGGTTAAGATCTCAAACTAAGACTGTGGAGTTGATGAAGAAGTCAACAAACAGTGGCTCTCCTTACTTCACCAAGAAAAGACTGGTACTTGAGAAAACGTTACCATGCTTTAGCTTTACCATGAATGGATGGCTATACCAGAGTAAAACTGGAAAGCATATCTCAGGACCTGGTGCCAAAATGGTGCTAAATGCGACCAACTTTGAAGAAAATAGCACTAAAATTCCGATTGGAAGGAACTTCAAATGTTGCGCAGTTCTTGGTTGGAGAGGTCAAGAAGGCGGACTCGATGTCGACGATGTCAAGCAACGAGTGGTGTGGATGTTCCCCTTTGCTGTCAACGTCTGCGAGTTGCAGCTCTATCAACCGCTAATCGAGGGTGCGCAGAAGTGCGGCCTTGTTCCAGCTTGGATTAGCATGGAAGCTGTGGATCAAACTATCACCCAGATGTTTGATACTAAGGACCCAGACGATTTAGTGGTTTGCACAGATTTCTCTAAGTTCGACCAGCACTTTAATGAGAATCTTCAGGACGCGGCTGAGCGCATTCTAAGGTCATTAATGACCCGCACCCCAGGAAGTGCAAGATGGTTAACTAGAGTATTCCCCATCAAGTATCAAATTCCTCTCTTGATACAACCAGACCAGCTGTGCATTGGTTATCATGGTATGGGAAGTGGTTCTGGCGGTACCAACGCTGATGAAACATTAGCGCACAGAGCTCTGCAGCATGAAGTCGCTCTGAGGAACGGCCAAAAATTAAATCCAAATTCACAGTGCTTGGGTGACGATGGTGTTCTGACATACCCAGGTATCACCGTGGAAGATGTAGTGTCATCGTATACTGCTCATGGACTCGAAATGAATGCAGACAAACAGTATGCGAGCAAACAGGACTGCGTGTACTTGCGAAGATGGCATCACAAAGACTATCGCGTTAATGGAGTATGCGCCGGTGTTTATTCGACCTATAGAGCTTTAGGTAGGTTGTGTGAACAAGAAAGATACTATGACCCTGAGGTGTGGTCGAAGGAGATGGTTGCTCTGCGTCAACTCTCCATTATAGAGAATGTGAAGTATCATCCTCTACGTGACCAATTCGCAGAATTCTGCATGGCAAGGGACAAGTATAGGTTAGGACTTGATATCCCAGGTTTCTTGGACAATATCAGCCAATTGGCCAAGAGTGCTAACGAACTCATGCCCGATTTCCTTGGATATACCAAATCACAGCAGAAGGATGCCTCTGCTGGTATTCAATCGTGGTGGATAGTAAACTATCTGAAATCGAAGTGAAG